ATATTTGTATTCACCAGTACCTTTCTTGTATCCGATACCTTTCTTCTTTAGGTCTTTTTCGAGCCCCTTGCGGGACTCTTTATTCTTTTTTGCGTCTGTACCCCTGTCAGCACTAATGTTTCCAGTTTGTTGTGACTTGGACTTCTGCAACATGCGAGTGGTAGGATTACCTTCCTTAATAAAATCCTTGAATGTTCTTAGACCTTCCTTCTCATGATACTCCCACTGTCCATCTGGATGAGGTCTTTCCTCTTTCATATGATCAGCAGCCTTGTATAGAGGTTTGCCTGTCTTAGCATTCTTCTTACCAGCTTTGTATGCTTGATATGCAGGTGTATTACCTTTCTTATCAGCATTAGTAACTGTATACTCTTCCTTTGCTTCTTCCTTACGCTTTGAGGCAGCAGCAGCATAGAATTTAGATGCTTGCTTAACTCTCTTCTTAGCACCTTCCTTATCTCCAGCAACCGCTTTCTTTCCACGGTCTACGTCAGCAGCCTTAGATGCTTTCTGAAGTGTATCAGAAGATAACTCATGTAATGTTTCTTCTCTTGTATCATCCTTAGGACCAGCAGCCTTTCTAACTGCACTCCTAGCATGATCTTGAGCAGCATCAACAGCACCTGCTTTAGCACCGTCTATTGCTGCTGACTTAAGTTTCTGTCCGAAACCAGCAGTCTTAGCACTACTACCAGCAGTTGTACCAGCGACAGATGCTTGCTTTGCAGCAGCACCTCCGACAGCCTTAGTTGCACCAGCAGCACTTCCTGCTGCTTTAGCACCAGCTGCTCCTGCCTTAGCCGCAGCAGCACCACCCTTGGCAGCAGCAGCACCACCCTTGGCAACAGCAGCACCTGCCTTACCTGCAATGGCACCAACCTTAGCTACTTTAGCTGCAACTGGGACTACTGCTGCTAATGGTGCTGCCTCAGTAACTTGTTTGAAAGATTTTAAAGGAACGTATCCTTCTTTTTTAGTACTCATAATAGCTCCTTTACCATGTTTCTTTTCAATGTTTTTCTTAACAATGTCAAGAGCAGTAACACCTTTACCGTGCTCCTTCTCTGCTTGCTTTTGGTAAACAGTTTTACCTTTGGTTTTCTTACCACTAGATCTACTAGGGGTGGACTTGCGGTCAGAACCATCATGTCCTATGCCATACTTTACGAGACGGTCATCTCGCATCCGATCATAACCTTCCTCGTTAATCACGTTAACCACCTACGATTTGGACTTGCTCTACCACTACGTCAGCACTTCCAGCAGTGAGTTTGATTCCTCTCTGAATTTGTGGAAGAGTACCAGCAATAACATCAGCACTTGATACTGCATAATCAGCAGAAGCACTAGATGAATCATAATCAGTTGTGATAGTAGTATCTGTAATAGCAGTTACTTTCTTTCCAGATCCAACTGCTGACTCAAAAGCCGCAACGAATCCGTCTGTGTCGCCACCATCAACAGTAGCAACATAATCTCCTACTGCAAAGGTGTGTGCTGGTGTACCACCGTGATCAACGGTTACTACCATAGCAGCAGCATCAGTTGCTGCTTTAATCCTTGAGGACTTTGGTTTACCACATGAGATTAACTCAGGTGTTGCTGCTGCAAGTGTTATTGCAGGTCCGTCATCAATCTGGATAGAAGATGCACTTGCACTATAGACCCTTAGGACACCAGACTTGACTACAATATAGCCATTACCAGAGCCACTGATTGTCTGTGTGTCAATTACATTTAATACCGACATGGTTAAAGAATACCTTTACTAGATTATTTATCTTGCTTAGACTTTAAGAATTTAGCAAGTTCTGCTGTGCTACCAACAAACATGGTGTTGTTAGTAACTTGTTTATCACTTGAAGATCCCTTGGGATTTTCAATATCATTTACTTTCTTTTGTAGGTCAACAAGTTTATCAGCAACGTCACCGACGTGTTTGATAAGTTGTCCTGCTACCTCATATGCTCTTGGTTGATCTGACTGTTGTGCCACATCCAAGATTCCATTAACTGCTTCCTGCCCTTTCTCTACAAGATTATACAACTGTGCACGAGAGTACTCATAGTCTTGCTTGAGTTGTCCCTCAGTGGTCACAGGTACTGATAGGTCGCTGCGTTTTACACCGCCACCTTCATTTTTAACGATAGAAGTATCTACGTCTAAAGCATCAGAGATACTATCAAACGTCTTCATCGGCTCCTGTGGTTGGGTTCCATTGTTTAGAATCGACATATTCACTAGTTAATTCATTGAATCCGAAATCATCGTCTGCGTCAGCAGTGATAGGATCGGGTTGGACAGCGTACCTTATCTCTCTTGGAGCATTAGGTGCTAACTCTGTCTTCGTGGAGTAGTCAATAATAGCCTTCTTGATAACCTCACCAGACTTGTCTTGGACTGGACCGTATAGGTAAGTCTTAGCAACAAACTGTAGAGTATAGACTAATGTCCTACGTGTATCATAATCTCCCTCATATACATCCTCATAGTCAATGGATGTTAAGGTAATGGGATAATCTCTCTTCTCATCCATAGTTGGTACAAGATTCAATGTGATATTGAAACTTGGTTGGAAGAATGGGAGTATCTGTTCTAGAATCTGAAGACCATCGTCTTGATTCTTTGCCATTATTGCCAATTCAAAATTCAAATTATATGGTATTGGCATAAAACTTTTAAACTCACTACCATCAGCTTGTGTGTTCCTGATGTATTGAGTTGGAGATACTTTACGAGTTGCATCGTAATTAAATCCCTGTATCTCAAAGGATATCCTAGGAAGAGTGATCTGGACAGATGTCTTATTAACACCTACCTGATTCAATCTCTGTAAGAATTTCTGACGAGGACCATATGCCAGAGGTACTTTCATGACCTCAGTCTTGCCAGATGCTACACGACGCAATTCAATATTATTGAACAGGGTACCAAATCCGACTACTGTCTTCTTGATAATTTCGTGATAAGAATACGTTCCTAACATTAGATACTACTTCCTTTATTTCCAAACTCACCAAAGGGATTACCTTCAGTGAAATCAATGATATTATCAGCCTGAGTTTCAACTGCCCAGTTGGACTGAGACTCATCATTAGTATTATTTAGTGTATTATATGTAGCACTTGTCCATGCAGCACTAGACGTGTTACCTGTAAGTGTCTCAGGTATAGCAAAGATACCAGATCTATTATACAATACCAACTGACGTGTGGCACTATTCCAAGACTTGACTGTAGCAGTAACATTAGAGTTACCACCTGTTACAATCTCCTCAGCAACAAAGTCTCCACTACCACCTTCAGCAACGTTAACACTTATTGCATTGGCATAGTTGACCTCAATTGCATCAACCTCAGTGATTCCTGTTTCGATGTCTTCGTCACTGTACTGGAAGAGTTCACAACGGAGTCCCCAAGTATACTGTTTACCCAGCGTGAAAAATGGTACTTCATACTCGACAAACTGGATCTCAAAGATCTTATTTGCCATTGGGAAGTATACGAGATCGCCTTCATTTGGTCTACCCTCCACTATTAAGGTTACGTTATCGTCAACAGCAGCAGTAAACCTTGTGCGTGATATAACAAAGGTACATTGGTCTGCTATCTGCACACCAAACTTTGTAAACATATCACCATCACCTCGGAATCCTGAGTTGTCTTCGATATAAGCTTCTATTAAATACGCACCCTCAAACTTTGACATCGTATCTTCACCGAAGACCGTATCTTGTTTTACTAAAGTCCTAGGGATATAGTATACATCCTTACCGAACATCTTAATCTGCTCATTGACAAGACTCTGTTGCAAGTCTTGCTCACCTGTAGTACCTTGAGTAAAGTAAGTGTTAGTAGCCATGTTATCCTATCATGTCTAGTGGTGGAGTTTCCCATTCTGATCTAAGTTGCTCATCCAAATCTTTTAACTCTTGGACTGCATCATTATAAATCATCTCTCCGTTAAGAGTGACACCGCCAGGCATCTGGACGTTTTGGAATTTAGTCATGTTACTACCCCACTGCTTCTTAATCTTAGCAGCAGTGTAATCCTTGACCCACATGTTGTCATAGATCTCTGTCCATGTAGTAGGATCTAAT